GGCGATGGCCTGCAGCTCGCGGACCCAGAGGCGCGCGACGCTGAAGTCGAGCGGGCGGGCGCGGCCGGATGGGTCGATGGCGCGGAAGGTCGGCGGCTTGGCGCCGTGGTGGGCGATGGCGAGGGCGGCGCAGGCGGTGAGGACGATGGGTAGGCCGTTTTCGTGCACGGTGATGAGGTTGGCCCAGCTGCCGCAGGTGTTGATCTGGATGCGGAGGTTCCGGGCGGTGGCCTGGGGGTCGGTGGTGGTGGTGGTCATGGTTGGTCGGGTCCGGTGCTGGGTTTGGTGGCGATTGGCTGGAGTTGGATGATCTGGCCGGGCTGGATCATGCGCAGGTCGGCCTGTGCTGGGCGGCGAACCTGGTATTTTTCGGCGCCCTTGCCGATGGGCCATTCGGGCTCGACTTCGACGGCGCTGGACATGGCGCGCATGACTGCGAGTCCGTCGGCCATCGGCATGGCGTAGGTGAATCCGTAGCCGAGGACTACGACGCACATGGCGGGCTGCTGCCTGCCTGCCGGATGCCGTTTGCTGTCCATGAGGGTCTTCCCGCCGGCGGCGGGGGTGGCACGGGCAGTCATGCGGCCTCCGGCCCGGTGAGTTCGGCCTCGAACGGAGTTACGATGAAGTCTTCGATCTGGGAGATCTTGATTCCGGGGATCAGGGCGACGGCTTCTGGCTCGTTGAGGATGGCTTCCTTGTTGATCTCGATCTTGGTGCGCAGGAAGCGGTCGAGACGCAGGCGCTGGAGGGCGTCGCGGACGGATTCTTCGCCGGTGATGCGCACGCTGGGCGGGCGCGTGCGCCAGCAGACGTCGCCGGTGGTGAAGCTGTGGGTCTTGGTGCGGCCGTGCTGGGTGAGGGTCTCGCGGTTGGCCTCGCAATAGGCCTGCACGCCGCGCTGGGCGATCTCGATGCGCTGGCGTGCGGGCTCGGCGAGCTGCTCCCAGCGTTCCTTGATGCGGGCGAGTTCGCCGTTCATCTCGGCTTCGAGGACGGCGAGTTCGCGGCTGTCGATGCCGATCTCGGCGATGAGCTGGGCGACTTCGTCGCGCGTCTGCGGGACGGTCTGGGCGGCGACGGCTTTGAGGCGGGTCTTGGTGCGGGGGGGCATGATGGATCCTTTCACGTGAAGAGGCGGTATTCGGTGTGGGTTTCGCCGCTCTCGCGGTGTTTGGCCTTGCACTTGGGGCAGATGCGGATGCGGCAGCGGTCGGGGCTGTCGAAGTGCTGGCCGCAGCCGCCGAGGCAGCGGACGCGGCCGGAGCGTTCGTTGTGTGCCGACTGCCTGGGGGTGGTGCTGTGCTCCCCGTCGGGAGGTTTGTGCCGTCTGGGGAGGAAGTGTTCGCCCAGGTTTTCGCGCAGCCGGACGATGCGGGTGGCGACGGTCTGCCGCGGCATGTCGAGCAGCCTGCCGATTTCCGCGTATTCGATGCCCTCATGGAAGAGTTCGATGAGCTGCTGGTCCTTGGGTCCGAGGTCGTCGAGGGTGCGCGCGATGGCTGTCCTGCCGGCTTGTCTGGGGTCTGGCAGCGTGATGCCGTGCTGCAGGTGGAGCCGGCGGAGGACATCTACGCGGCTGCTGATCGTGCGGTCGTTGATTCCGACTTCGCGGCCGATCTCGGTGCAGCTGAGGCCGCGGCGCAACAGGGCGGTGATCTGCACGTCGAGGTCGCACAGCTCGTCGAGGCTGGTGGGGTACGGGATGCGCGTACTGCGGCGGGCGCTCATGGCTCAATCCTCCAGGCGCGGTCGATGGCGATGCGCCAGGGTCGGCCGAGGTAGCGCCAGATGATCCAGGCGCGGATGAGGCGCCGCCAGGTGCGGGCGAGGGTTTCGATCCAGCGGGCGTCGAGGATGACGGCGACGGCAAGGATGAGCAGCACCAGGGCGTAGGCGATGGCGCACCAGCCGATGATGGCGGCGGTTGTTGTGGTGGCGATCATCAGTGCCCTCCCCTGGTGTCTTCTTCCCAGACGATGAGGACGCCGGTGGATGGGTCTCGGGCCTGGAAGGTCTCCCAGCGGCTGATGGCGTCGGCGCGGTGGCCGGTGCTGTGGGTCTCGTCGCGAAGCATTTCGCGCAGCCGCGGGGTGCTGCGGACGTGGACGCGGGCGCCCTTGAGGCTGGAGCAGGCGAAGGCCTGGACTTCGACGGCGTTGCGGTCGAGCCAGCGGAGCGTGCGTTCGAGCTTGGCGAGCCAGGCGGAAAAGTCGCACTGGGTGCCGCGGTAGTGTGCCGGCTGGTGGTCTGCGAGGGCGTCGGGGAGGAGTTCGGGGCGGCGCCTGGCGATGGGGATGATGTGGGCGCTCATGCGGTCACCTCTGCTGCTGCTGCGGTGGCGGCGGCCTTGCGCAGGCGGCTGCGCTGGGTGTTGGCGAGGGCGATGGCGATCCGGTACAGCTCGTCGTAGCTGCACATTTCGAGCCGTCGTTCGATGCCGCCGGACTGCCTGGAGGCGACGCCTTCGGCGTAGGCGCGGGTGGCGCCCAGCGCGGTGCAGGTGGCGGCGATCTTGCGCAGCAGGGGGCGCTTTTCCGGGGTGGCGCGGGCGATGAGATCCCAGTCTCCCGGCGGTGCGGTGACGGAGGCGGCGACGCGGGCGCTGCGGGCGCCGAGGACGGCGACGACGCGCGAGAGGGCGGCGAAGTCGAGGTCTGCGGCGCTGCGCTTGCCGCTGAGGCCGTGCAGGATGTCGCGGTATTCTTCGTCGCTCCAGGCGCGTTCGTGCTTGATGCAGTGGATGCGGGCGAGGAGCTGGCCGCGGGTGGTGCCGCTGCTGCGGCGGGCGGTGGGGGCGGTTTTCATGCGGTTTGGCCCTCCTCTTCGGCGCCGAATTGGCTGAACAGGTGGTAGCTGCCGCGGTGGTCGTGCTCGACGGCGACGTCGAGGATGGTCTGCAGGGCATCGCGCAGGGCGGCTTTATGGATGCGGTCGGGGACGTCGCAGAGGATGGCGGAGAGGACTTCGGCGACGTCCTGCAGGGCCTTGACGTGGTCGATGTCCATCTTCGGCTGGGTGACGGCCAGGGTGGCAGCCTCGCGGCCGGCGTCTATGGTGGTCGGATGGTTGGCGTTCACTTGTTCCCTCCTTCGGCTGGTTGCTGGGGTTTGTGCGGGCAGGTCTGGCAGACGCGGCGGTTGTCGAGGGCGGCCGGGTCCCAGGTGGGGACGGGGCCGCGGGTGATGGTGATGCAGTGGTCGATGGAGACGTCGGCGCCGAGGTACGGGCAGGGGTGTCGGTCGTACACAGCGAGGACCTTGGCGGCGAGGCGCTGCGGGCTGGCGGGGTAGCTGCCGGAGAGGACGAGGCTCAGCTGGGTGCGGCTGACGCGCTGGGCGCCAGCGGCGAGGAGGCGATCGACGACGCCGGCCTTGCCGCGCGGTTCTTCGGCGACGGCTTTTTCCAGTAGCTGGAACCAGCGTTCCGCCATGTAGGGCTGCTGGGTCGGCATCAGAGCACCTCGCCGGCGTCGATTGATTCGGCTGCGGCGTCGGCGCCTTCTGCCCAGACGATCTGGTGTATGTTGGGGTCGTAGATGGCCTTGATCCGGGTGATCATGGGGGCGCGGGGTTTGTCGCGGTGGGCGGTGGCGACGCGGTAGGTGGCCGGGGTGCCGCCGCGGCCGGTGCCTTTGCCTGCGGCGAGGGTCTCGAGGTAGCCGGCCTTGGCGAGGAGTCCGCACCAGGTGCGGGCGGTGGTGCCGCGGACCTGGGCGATTTCTGCGACGAGGTCGGCAGTGAAGCTGTCGAGGGCGGTGGCGGCTGCCCACAGGGCTTCGGTGCCGCGGCCCTGGGTGATTTCCTGGCCGTCCGGGCGCACGCGCGGGGCTTCGACGCCGTTATCTTTGGCCAGGAGGTAGACGCGGTTAACGCCGATTCGGCCAGGGGCAATGCCGGGGACGATCTGGATGTGGCCGGCGGCGAGCCAGCCTTTGAGGGCGTAGCGGACGGGGTCGACTTCGACCTTGGCGGCGCGGGCGATGCGCTCGACGGTGAGGTATCCGTCGCCTTGCCAGGAAAGCAGGCGTATGGCTTCCCAGATGCGCTGCCGGCGGCTTTTTCCGCCGACGAGTTCAAGGATTGCGGGCTGCCGGGCCATCAGCGTGCCCTCCTTTTGACGTCGGGGAGCTGCAGGGCTGGGGCGGCGGCGCTGCTGTGGCTGTAGTGCTGCCAGGAGGCGAGGTCGACGGCGTCCCAGCCAAGCCCGAGGGCTTCGTTGTGGATGAGGCCGAGGTTGTTGTTGACGCGCCGGACGCTGCCGGCGGAGATCTCGACGAGGTGGGCGAGGAGGTCGTCGGCGAAGGTGAGCGCGTGGTATTTGTGGCGCGCCAGGGTGCGGGCGTCGTCGAGTCCGACGGCTTCGGCATAGAGGGTGTCGAGGACGCGGCCGTCGAATTTTTCCCAGCGCTTGAGCTTGCCGGGCAGGGCTTCTTCGCCGATGAGGATGATGCTGGCGCGGCTCTTCTCGTAGACGGAGAAGACGCTCATGACGAGGCCTTTTTCGATGGCAAAGTCGAATTCGTCGATGATGAGGGTGCGGCGGCTGCCGTTGAGCTGGGCGCCGACGATGTCGGCAAGCTCGGCGGTGGTGCCGCGCGGGGCCTGGCCGTTGGTCTCGAGGCCGAGGGCGCGGCACATGGCGAGGAGCATGGACCTCTTGGTGACGAAGTCGTCGAGCTGGAGGTAGTAGGCGCGGTGCCGGGCCTTGGCCCAGGCGGCGGCGACGCTCTTGCCGTAGCCGCTGGGGCCGCTGACGACGATCATTCCGGGGTCGGATATGCTGCGGGCGCTGAGGCGCTGCAGGGCCTGTTCCATGACGCCGATGTTGGCGAGGGGGGCGATCTGGCCGGAGCCGGAGGTGGGGAAGTTGGCCGCCGTCGTCTTGGCGTGGAGGCTTTCTTGGGTCATACTGTGGTTCCTTTCTCGTGAAGAGGGCGCCGGCGGAAGCCGGCAACGGCCCGCGGC